ATCAACTTTAGTATAAGCAGTTCCTTTAGCATACTCAGAACCATAAACTAAAACAGTTGTTGACTTATCAGTGTTTGCAGCAGCTAAATTTTGAGCGTCATATCTAGCAACAGTTAAAGCGTCGTTGTTAGCTATAGAAGTAACTCTACATTTAAAAACACCAGCAGCATTAGAAACTATAATAGTATCTGCAACTCTAACACCGTGATCAGTGTCAAGACCAAGCTCAACGTAGTTAGTTTCATCAATATCTGATTGTAATAGTATAGTATTAGCACTTGTTATTTTAGCTTTGTAAGATAAGTGTAAACGACCTTGCTCAGACCAAACAACTTGGTCAGCAGTCATCGCTTCTTCAGCCCCAACTTGTGCTAAGAAACCTGAAATAGTTCTCGGTCCGAAAACTTCAGCTTCTTTTTCCATTAGGTCTGGTAAATATTGTTGTGACCAACCAGCGTTCGCGCTGTTAGCCAAATCTAAATAATTTGTAGATAGCGCTTGCTTTTGTGCAGCAGGCACGCTATTCAAATTAGGTCCTCCATTAATTGCCATTTTTTTTAATTTTTAAATTTATAATTTATTTGTTTTTAATTTTAAACTTAAAATCAGAAGAGTTATCTCCTAGCACTTTTACTTTCATTCCCCCAGCTTCAACAACACCGTGTTGTTTTCTTGGGTTCATATTTACATTTTTAGCGTTTGCAATAGTTTGTTTAGTTGCGTCTGCTTTTCCTTGCTCATAAAAATGATTAGCGATAGCGTCAGGGTTCATAGCTGTATATAACGACTTGTGGTATTCTTTAGCATTTACTAATGCACCTTTCTTATCGACAAACTTTGTCATAAAGTTAGATAAATCACTTTGGTCTGCTTTTACCTTGTTAGCGTCTTTGACATTAAATCTAAACTTTTTTTCACCGACTTGATATTCAAAACCTTTGAACTTGTCGTTAAATAAATTATTAGTTTTTTGTTCAAAAACTTTAGTGTTGTTATCTACAACAGTTTTAGTTTCTTCCGACTCTTTGTTGTATCTATTAAAAAAATCTACAGCTTTTTGTTGTTCATTGGTCAACTTTGACCCAGCTTTAATTTCTTCATAGTATTTGGACTTTTGCCCGTCCAGGTGGGCCTTAGCGTTGGCAACTTGCTCTTTTAACGCTAATTTTTTTCTTCTTATATCTCTTTCTTCGTCAACTTCTTCGTCGTAAGAGAATTGATCTTCCATAAGGAAGTTAATTTCTTCATTATCTAAATGAGGTTTTG